CGCTCTTTTTAATTTTCAATAGCGCTGCTTTTTCTTTTTTAACAAATTCTTTTTTAAGTTCATGCGCTCCATCAAGATCAACTCTAACTCCTTTAGCTCGCATGTGAATCAGAAGAGGTAAAAGTTCCATTTCCATCTCCCACACATCCGATAAATTCTGTTTTATAATTTCTATTTTAAAACGTTGCCAGAGTCTTAAGGTTAAAGCTGCATCCTGCTCAGCATAAGGACCTACAAACTTAGGAGGGAGTTTATACATTTCTCCTTTAGCATCGATACCCCATTCCTTGGCTGCTTCTTTTAACCCAGCTTCTGATTTAAGTTCGGACAGGTAATCCATGGATAATGAATTTAAACTATAGTTTCTACGATTCTCATCAATGATAGCTGCAGCAATCATGGTATCAGCAATCTTTCCATAAACAACAATGCCGTGAGCCCTCAGCCATCCAATATCGTACGCTGCATTATGAAAGACTTTAACTCCTGGAGCTCGACACACATCTTGCACCCAGTTCAAAACCATTTTAGCATCCATGTTACTTCCCGCTTCGTGAGAGATAGGATAATAGCCCTTGAAACCGTCGGTCGCGACAGACACCCCGATGATGTTACCATTCATGCTCGGCCAACCAGGGCCTTTGGTTTTAATATCAGGATCTTTGGTTTCTAAATCAATGGCTATAACCTCAGCATCCTTAAGATTGGGATACTGACTGGGTGTCGTCCAGTCGGACTCTTGAAAAGTGAAGTTAATTTGATGAGTCATCTAGTTCTATTCCAATTTTAGCGTAGTGAATAACTTTTAGATAACGATCTTTGGTGGTTTCCCCGGGCTTGGTGCGTGTTGCATATTTTATAATGTTAGAATCAATATTATTGAGTTTGTTTTTATAACAATAAACGACCGGCTGAATCGCCAGACCCAAATAATGTTTTCCACCTGCTTGATAATCTAACGCTTTTTTAGACGCCACACATTCCTTCGCATTCGTTTTCAAATAAGTTCAATTGATTGTCTATTTTTTTATTTTTTAAAAGTTTATTAAAATCAATATCGCGCAAAGGAATGCCTTTACGATGAAGGTATCTTTTTATCTTAGGATCTTTAGCAGAACTTCTAATCACGTCGTCAATCTCGCAGGCTTCTTTAAATTCTGATGGGGCTTGAGTTTTGATTTCATTCCATAAAGTATTATCATGATAGGGACAACCAATACAAGAACTTTTTGCAGGAGTCCGATAATTTTTTCCATTGTACCATTCCAAACAATCTTTTCGTGTCATATTCTTATCAATTAAAGGCCAGGTATTTTGAATCCATTTTTCTCTGGAAGGTTTCATACGTGTAGCTTCATCTCGTGAAATTCCGACCCAGACTTCCACCCACATGTCCCTGGGGAATCGCTGCCTGTGTTTAAGATCTAAAAGATGACGGATCTGCCTGTTAATAGGAGTAATCTTGTAATTCCGTGTGCATTGCCTTGGACCAATTCCTATTTTACCGGTAGCTGTATTACGGGCGAAAAAAGGAATGTGAAGAAAACCTTTTGCCTTGGTAACTTCATCAACCATATCTTGTTTAATGTTGCCTGATTTCAAGTGATTTTTACAAACAATGACAGGAAAACTTAACTGGGATTTGAGCCACGCAAGATGATCGTACACTTTACGGGGCTCCCATCCCGTGTCTGCGAAGATCGCATAATCTGGTTTGTGCTCAAAGGCTCCCTCATCAGCCATAAGTGCCATCGTGGATGACTGCACCCCAGCTCCCAATGATAGAATCCTTAGCTTTGGACTCCCTGAATAATCCCAACTGCCTTTAGCTACTACCATGATGCTCCTTTATAAACTGATTATAGAGCCGTGCCAATGGGAAAAAGTATTCATGATAAGAACGTAGAATATGTAAGCTTTCTTTTGCCCGTGTCACAGCAACATACCATACCCTAGATTCAGAGCTCCGCGCAAGCCCTACTTTGTTTTCAAAATGAGCCGGCCAATTAGCCTTTTCATAAACACAGACGTGTTGAGCTTCTCCTCCCTTGATTGAATGAATAGTATCAATAACAATATTCGAGGCTAAGGAGAGATCAATATTCTTTTCTATAATTTTTTCAAAATATTGTTTGTCGATTTCGGAGAAATTGCGATTAAAAACTTGTTGCCATTTATGGGGAGTAGCTAGTAAGCCTCCGAATGTACGCAAAAAATCAAGCGAAAAGGGTTTGTCATCACTTAAATTTTTCCAGCGTTTACTTTCTGTGGATCTCCACCCGTAGGCAATTTCATTGATGTAAGTATAAATAATTCCAGCTTCTTCTTTTTTAACATTGCCTCCTTCTTCGAGTCTTTTCCAATACTGAATAGCATTCCATTTATTCAGGTCGAAAGAATGTTTGCCTTTGGTGTTTTGAAAGAATACTCCATACAGTCGAGCAAGTCCTTCAAGCTCTCTTACAAGTTCCTGCGTACGCCCTAGAATTAACCAAGTTCCCTTGCGCTCTTTCATTTGTTCAACTATATCTTTGAACCGTGCGTGGGTTTGGATTGATCCTTTTTGATCGGAGGCTATAAATTTTTTATCAACCCGTGGTTTAATCATAGTGGAGATGTAACCACTGAAGTCATGAATAATTTGGGGTAAACGAAAAGACTGTGTTAAGATATGCGTTCTCCCAGGAAAACCAAGATAATTTTTTACTTCGGCACCATTCCATTCAAAAATAGCTTGATCATCATCTCCAGCAATATAGATTCGATCCGCTCTCTGTGCTAGCTTATAAATCATTTTCCATTGTAGGGGAGTTAGGTCCTGGGCTTCATCCACCATTAAAATTTTTAAATAGGGAGCTTCTTCCTTATCTATGAAATGAGTAATCATATCTGTAAAATCAACACGATGGTTCTCTTTAAATAATTCATATTGACGGTATATCAGTTGAAAGCGCGGAAGCGTAGCTCGTTTAAAAACTTCCTCTACAAATTGTTGTTCCGGAGGAATTAATCGATTCCTTGCTTTGTCATAAACTCTTAAAGACCAATCATTAAAGACTTGGATCCCGTCGTAGTTTTCGTAAGCGGGTTTAGCCAATCCTAAATTTTCAGCGAATTCTACCATGTCTACTTGCGGGTCAATAACTGGAAGTTGTTTTCTAAATTGTCTACAGAAGCTATGAATCGTTCTAAAATTCTGAAGATCATCTTCATTACAGTCTGGGAATTGTTTTTCAGCACGGACCCTTGCTTCATTAACTGCTTTGTTTGTGAAAGACACGTAAGCAATTTCCTTCGGAGTAATTCCCCGATTAAACCATTTATCAAGCCGGTTTAAGAGAGTGGTGGTCTTTCCAGTTCCTGGAGGACCAAAGATCTTAATCGTTTTGTTTCCTAACATTTAATTATGTAGCTTCTCTTTCCTGGGGGTGAACTGCCTTCTCAACTTACCGGCCAAGGAGGGTTTAATTTTTTCATTAATCAAAAACTTGAATGCGTTTTGATTATCAATGTAAAGTGTCTTATTTAAATCCAAAGTTTCCCATACCCTAGTGTACCCATTAATAACCCATCTTGAATTGTTTGGACTGTAAGCATGTTCAAGCCAATATAATCCATTGGAACTTTGTGGTTTCATAAAAGGACAGTGGCTTGATAATGGACTTATCCAAAATGGATTGGGATTTTCAAACCAGAGAAACATTTTAAGTAGAAACAGATTTAGACTAGGTGCTTTATCTTTTGTTTTGTTATATCTAGGATCAATTTTATTAATCCAACGTAACTCATAGTATTTTCTGAAGTATTCGTTTTTAAGAAAACCTAATTTCTTACTGCTAATATATTTTATTTTATTTTTATTAAATATCTTTTTGGGATGTTGATTAAATCTTTTACCTTTTTCTACCTTAGATGTTCCGATATAAACAATATCTTTTTTATAGATTTTTTCACAATCAACATCTTTCTTATTTACTAAGAAATAAATCAGAGGTTCTTTTTCAATATTAAAATCTAATGCCATCCAACTTAATCCCCTTCCTTTTCGAAAGGAGCTTTGACTCGCTTAAATTTGACATGGGACCTTTCTATAACTGGCTCGTCCATTTTCTTGCATAGCCATATGTATTTTAATTTAAGTTGGTCGGAATAATCCTGTTTAGTGCATCCATTTTTCTTAAGCATGCTAATGATTTCAAATTTTTTAGCAGCTTTGTCTGACTTTTTAATAAAGCGTTCGAAAGTACGATATTTAAAGACAATAGTTTTTTCATGAAGGTACCACATCTCTGCTTCCACTTGAGAAGGATTGTCGGCTTGTTGGGTTTCTTGAGTAAATTGAATCATCGTATCTTTAAAGTCCTCTTCTGCTTCATTACTTTCATCGTAGCCTTCGATAGGTTGTTGCATAGCTTTAAGTTTATTTAAAAATACTCTATAATCTTTGTCTTTTACTTTTTGCCAAACAATATCTGCTTGATCAAATAACTGCTCCGATAGTAGTTGTTGTTGATTAAGTTGTTTTCCTGTAAGCTCTACTGTTTTTTTATCAATCGTTAAAAAATAAATAGGTGGTTTAGTTTTTAAAACCTGGAATGAATCCATCGTCGGCATGTAATCAATGTTCTCAATGCCGTATTTTAAAGTTTTGCAAACTGCTGAATTGCAATGATTCTTCATTGGGGCATCACTACATTTATAAGTATACTCCTTTTTCTCGTACTGACTGATCAGAGCCTGAACTTCCCTGTCAGGCAGAGGACGAGCGAAACCTTCGTTTCGTTCCCATAATTCTTTTTGCCATCCTTCTGGATTCCTTTTCTTAGCTAAGGTTGCAAAAGCGGTTAATGCATTGTTTCTAAAACCGTTTTCGCAACCATTCCTGATCAAAGCTTGAAGACAGGGAGGGTATTGATTAAATTCCTCTTCTACTGGGAAACCGTCGCTAGCTACTTTTAAGGCTTCGAATGTTGATTTAGATATTCGATATCGTTCTATCCAGGTAAAAAACTCTGCAATAGAAATGCCCATACCATTGTCGTGAATCGCATGGCGCGTTGTTTGGGCTGCTCGTTGATAAGGGACGTTTAGCCAGTTCCCTAAATCATTTTTATGAACCATAATCTTTCTTTGTTTAGGAAAGATCTCACAACCTGCCAGTCCTATGTCCGCTGCAATTTCATGAAGTTTGTCTATCATATCGGACGCGGTCACCGGTTGTCGGATGTGTAAAAATAAATGCATCCCCCCGGATTTAGATCGATAAGGCACCAAGGGGTAACCCTTTTTTCGAATAAGTTTAATTAAAGTTCGGTGGTCAAGATCGTAACGATCAACATCAATACACCCCCACGTACAGGTGTTATCCGATCGAATCGGAATGATTCCTAAATTAATTTCGCCGTTGATATGACGTTGGAACAGTTCATCGGTGACAGGGCCACGTTTCGTTGTGGCCCTGCCTTTTTCTTTTCCAGTCTTGTTGTCTCTTTCACCGTCGAGGTAATACTCGCCGTAAGCTACATCAAGGCCGCCGAATAGCTCCTTGAAGCGTTTCAACATTAGAAGGGTGTGACTGGTTTAAGTTGTCTCTCTTCTTCATGTTTAACCTTCACGTCACCTTTCAAGCAATGATCATAAAAACCCATTGCGCCATCAAGTAACATTTGATTTTGCACGGGTCCTACATGACCAATCTTCCATCCATGCCACGTTCCTTTTGCATTTTTTTCAAGAACGGTTGTTAGAAGATACCTCTGAGTAAACATGGCTGGCTCGTAGTAACTCTTACCATCCTTACTTTTCTCTCTCAGACTTTTCATCATAGAGTTCCACATTTTAGATTTTTTTCTTTGTGTGGCTTTCATGCTGATTAGTGCTGTTTCCTTAGGCTGTCCATCTTCTACTCGCACTACAAAATGAGATGCTGTTTCCTGTACATAATTACCGTTAGGTAATCGGTCCATGTTCTGTTCATCTCTTGTAGTTTTAGTAAGAATATCTGAATCAGCTGGGTACGTATTTACGGGTGCACTTACACCTTCTTTACGATCCGGCCATTCAAGATACTCTAACTTATAGAAACAAGGAATAACTTCTATTCCCTTTATTCCATCATACAGAGATTGAGTTACACTATTGTAAATCATCCCCGCACGAGCCGCTGGAATAAAATTGGAATCTCCTTCTGTGACTTGAGGAGATAGCTTCCCTAACACTTTTAAGAAAGGTAAAGCTAGATCCTTTGTTCCCATTTGTTCAAACCCTTTACCTGCCAGTTCTTCTCCACTGATTGCAAGATTAAAAGGTGGTCGTGTAGCGACGTTACCGTTTTTCTTACCGTTTCCGTTTTTAACGCGCGTTGTTTTTTGTCCGTTTGCCATTGTACGTTGCCTTTTGTTTGATTTTAGTTCTATTAGCAACATAGATGCTAAACAAATCAACAGGTACTGTTATGCCCTTTTCGAGTTGTTCCCGTGCCCACTGCTTAAGCTGCATGGCGTTCACTTCTTGTTTTTGAACGGGTCTATGTCCTTCCTTCTTTAAAAGCTCCAGAACTTGTTGAGCTTTTACATCGTCGCCTGCCGTGAAAGAAACTCCCACGTTATTGCGAATCAAATCTGCGAAATTATTAGCTCGCAGCCATTGAAACGCTTCCTCTTTACGATCGTTAGAAATTCTAGCGCCGTAGAAAGGAGCAACAGTAATCGACGTACCGTCGGAAAGATTTAAACTTGAAACCCCCGCTTCTTGCATCAGATTTGGAATTGTTTCTTCGGATAGGAACAAGGCGTCTTTTTTCGCTTTCTTTAGTCGTTCTTCGATGTTCGACACTTCTTGTTCTTTATTCTGAAGTTCTGTGCACTTCGCGGAGATCTTTTTGACTTGTGCGTCTGTGGCTTTCATTAATGAAGCCTGAGACACTTTTTGTATGTCTATTGCCATAATCGTCCTCCAATTTGTAAAATAAACTATTGCAATTTAAAGTCAAGCATAATATGTTTATGGGAGATGGTAACTAAGTATAATTTTAAAACAGAGCCCTACGCCCATCAAAAAGAGGCTTTAACTCTGTCTTGGGATCAACCCAGTTTTGCCTTATTTATGGAAATGGGGACTGGGAAAACGAAG